CGACTTGGAAGTGTTGCCATTGACCAGTATCAACGATCGCGGATTTAAAGCATTCCAGTTCAATCCGTTAAGTAGCTTCCGTCCTAGTTTTCTTGACATTGAAATCATTGACGTATATCAAGAAGTCACATGGTATGCTCCCAAGTTAAAAAATGGTCAGATGTTGTGTGTGCCTGTGGGTGAGGGTGAGAAACCTGACTGTGTTTATTTTGTCAAAGACATAAGTCGCAACTGCGAAGTAGTAAACTATAATCAGGCTTGGTAGTGGATAAACTTAGTATACAAAATGAAATGACTCAATTTGATCGTAAGAACAGAGGGTTTTACGATGAACTTACTGTTGAAGAACGAAAAAAGTTTAGCAACTATCTAATGATACGTTGGGGGTCAAGTATACAAGGTAGTGCTGAATTACAAAACTACTATTTACAAAGTAGTAATCATTATGTTAACAAACGATTTTTTGATATCAATCGCCATCCAAAATTACAATGGTTGTGTGCCACAGCAGTAAGCCCAGGACTAGGAACACAACGACATCAGTGGATCGCACCCAAGAAAAAAGAAGCTGGGGCCAGCGGTGTTCGAAAACAGTTGGCTGAATTATTTCCGCATCTCAAAAATGATGAAATAGAGTTAATGGCCAAAATTAATACTAAAAAAGACATAGACGCATACCTCAAACAGCTAGGGCAAGAAGCCAAGAAATGAAATATACCTGTCAGTATTGTCGGAAGGACTTTATGAAGGAGTCCAGTCTTGCGGTGCATTCATGTGAACCGCGCCGCCGCCGTATGGAAAAAGACGAAGCCGGTGTACGCTTAGGGTTCCATTCATATATTAAATTTTATGAACTTACACAAGGTAGTGCTAAGTTAAAAACCCATGATGACTTTTGCGATAGTCCTTATTACAAAGCCTTTGTAAAGTTTGGTCGTTATTGTGTCGGTGTAAAGGCCATTAATCCAGCTCGATTTACCGAATGGGTATTAAAACAAAACAAAAAGATTGACCACTGGTGTAAAGACAGTGTGTATACAGAATATCTATTAGATTATTTGCGTGTGGAAAATATCAATGATGCCTTGGCTCGTGCAATGGAGTTTGGTATTGATTGGAGTGAAAAGTCTGGACATCCTGCTGAGGATTGTTTACGTTATGGAAACACCAATGCTATGGTCTACGCTGTGACCGCAGGCCGCGTCAGTCCTTGGATTATATATAACAGTGAATCTGGACAGAAATTTTTAGCCGAACTAGATGCTACACAGGTGGCTATGGTATGGCCTTACATTGACACAGACTTTTGGATGAAGAAGTTCAAAGACTATCCAGCAGACCAAGAGTATGCAAGAGATATATTAACAAAGGCAGGGTGGTAATGAAAAAATATTTTCTCAATTCAGACAACTGGAAATACAGCGAAACGCTTAAAAATTCTTTTGATGATTTAACAAACGAGTTCGAACAAGCAAATCAAGATAGTTTTGAGGATTCAGATATTTCTTACAATAACGTAAATATCAAAAGTGCCGGCTGGAAATTTTTAACTTTTATATCTAAAGGTAACTATCATTATACTAATATTGAACAATTTCCAACCGTTAAGCATTTAATAAAAGAAATTCCTGTCTATGACAATTGTTCGTTTAGCATCATTGGCCCCAAGGGAATCGTGCCACCTCATATAGGACATAGCGATGCTCATTTTCGAGTTCATTTAGGAATAAAAACCGACGGACAAGCCTGGATACGAGTCGGTGATCAAACGCAACACTGGAAAGAAAAAGAAATTTTAATTTTTGATGATTATGCCAATCATGAAGTTTTTAACCCTTCTGACAAAACACGAGTAGTGTTTGCATTTGATATAAAGCGAGAGGATTATTTTAATAATGTTATATAAAAATTATACAATCTTATAGACACAAAATGAAAATTTTATGTTTGGGTAACAACACCGAAGACACCGATATTAAAACACGGAACCTTGCCCGTCAAGATTCAAAGAAATGCCACGGCCTCTTATCAGATTTAGGCGGTGAAGTCACACTCAATAGCATCGATAAACCTGGATATTACCATACAAGTGTTTATGATATGGAGTATGGAAAATTATTCAAATTTGCTCAACTGTTTGAGGAAGTTATTGTGTTGGATCAACCCAAGGAACAATATTCTCACCCAGATGCGTTTTTTAAAACTATACAACTGGCCGACCAACTTAAAAAAGTTACCTCGGTTGTGTTATTGAATCCTAGTTACGAAACAGACATTAATTTTTTCAAAGACCTGGTTGAGACAAATAAAAGTTTTTGCATTTTTCCATTCATTGAACTCCTGACCAATCAACGAGAAGATGGTCAAACTACAGTATGTTGTAGATCAATGACTCCGGTTGCAAAATTGTCCGAAATAACAGATTTTGCCACTGATAAAAACTATAAAATTATAAGAGACAAAATGCTCGAAGGAACGCTAATACCCGAGCATTGTTCTAACTGTTATAGCCTTGAGTCTCAGAATATTTTAAGTGCTCGCAAACAGGAAACAGTAGAATGGGCCAATCGTCTGAACTTAACGTCGTTGGATGATCTTAAGTTAATAAAGTATCCGGCCTATTACGAAATTAGACCAAGTAACGTTTGTAATCTACAGTGTAGAATGTGTGGACCTACTAGTAGCCATTTAATTGGACGAGAATACAAAAAAATAAATCTAATATCTGAATTGCCGGCAACAGAACGTAGTGATTTTAGCATTGTAGATTTTACAAATTTAAAAAAGTTGTATGTAGCCGGCGGCGAACCTACTGCAATGCCTGAATTTTATGATTTTTTAGACCGTTGTATACACGAAAACAAAACATTTGAGTTTCTTGTCAACACCAATGCTACCAAAATTAACAGTAGATTTAAAAAACAATTAAAACTATTGCCGCACATGCAGTTTATTGTTAGTCTTGAAGGTATCGGTGATATAAATCATTACGTCAGATGGCCATCCCATTGGGATACCATTGTTGAAAATATGAAGTATCTTGTCAACAACAATCACCAAATAACAATTAATACTACGGTATCAATATACAATGTGACCCGGGTATGTGATTTATTCAAATGGCTCGACAATGAATTTCCTGGAGTGCTAGTACATGCTTTACCGGCCAGCAGCGAAAACGACATGTTGTCGGCATTTATGTTTCCAGATGCCGAATTGGCGGTGTCTAAATTGTTGCCCATACAGCAATTAAGATGTTACAATAATGATAAGTTATTGAAAAGTTTAGTTGATATCTTGATTCAACACTATCAATCAAATCCGTCAGTTGACTTAGAAAAATTAAAGTTGTTTTTTGAATTTAACGATAAACTTGATCAATCCAGGAATATAAGACTTGCAGATTATATTCCAGAATTAGAACATGGAAGAAAATTAATAGTATGAGCGCAGATATTGATATTGATTTAGCAGATAGAGATCAATTATTAAAACTAATTCAAGCAACGCCTGCACGGCAACTGCATCAAGGTCAAGTGCGTAAACACAACTCTGGCATATATGCGACAGATATTCCCTATGATCCTGTTAATGCCTGTGCGGCAATAGACTATGAGTCGGCAGAACAACTGGGTTATTTTAAAATTGACTTGTTGAATATGTCGGTTTATCAACTAATAAAAAGCCCAGAACATTATCAAACAATGCTGGCAACAACACCGCCATGGGAACGACTATGGACTGATACAGAATGGGCTAGTCAATTAGTTCACGTGGGTAACTACATCGAACTGTTAAAAACTATGAAGCCCGACAGCATACCAAGAATGGCTGCGTTTATTAGTATTATTCGCCCGGGCAAAGCACACTTACAAAATCGTCCATGGGCAGAAGTGTTTGAATCAGTATGGGATAGTGATGACAGTCGAGGATTTGTATTTAAACACGCACATGCCATTGGCTATGCTGCCTTGGTGGCCTTACATATGAATTTGCTTAATCAACCCGACGCACAAGCGTAATTGATTTTCTCTTGGATTTTTTACGGCTCATTTCTAATAGACTGCACACGGGTCCGTGTAGCACTTCAAGATCTTTATTGGTAAAAGTACGTAGGTACGGTTTAAAAATATCCCAATCGCCTTTGAGGAATATGTTTATGGGCACAGTTCTATTGCTTTCCCACCACCAGGTGTTGGCTAGTTCTAAGAACCGACGTTTGACTTCTATGTCCTGTATAGCACCAAAGTCGTAGATGGTGGTTATGGCGTCGTCTTGGTTTTGTACAATACCCACATATTCTGTGGTGGCGTAGACACACAAGGTTATAAATGGGTATTTTTCTGCCAGTTTTTCAAAAAAATCGTTAGTCATATCGTGCTCATATTTACCAAACCGTTTTGTGAGTGTAATCTAAAATCGCTAAATATACTGTATGTATTCCACCCAAGTCTATATCTATCAGCAAATCACTCGAGTGTTGCTCATGGATACTGGTGCGGGCGAAACTTTTATCTATAGGTATGATCCTGTGTACGCAAAACAACTAACCATAAACAAAGGCGTTGACAATGTGCTGTTATTTGAGTTCATTAATCAACAAGAAAAACCTGTCAATATCACGGATAACACTTTTGTTTTCCGTGTAGTCAACACCGAAGGTGACCGTGTGTTGCTAGAAAAATCAATGGTCATACTAAATGCACCCACTGGCCGGGCCAAAGTCACACTGACCACTCCAGAGTTGTTGGAAGTGCTGGCACAACCAGCCAACTACAGCATACAAAGAACACAACCAGGTGGACTGACCGAAGCAGTGTTTACCAATGCCCAAGCCGGAGCCCGCGCTCCTTGCAACATCGTAGATTCGGTGTTGCCGCAGTATGTGCCTAGTGCTCCACTTACAATACCTACTGTCAAGCTCAGTGCCCAGGCCAGTCTAGATGGCACCGCCTGGGGCAGTTATAGTCCCGGAACCTATTGGTCTGGCAATCCCAATGGTGGCAACTACTGGAACAGTTTTGCCAACACAGAATTTTACAGCAGTTTTATCGAACCAGCCAATGCAGTGACCACAGTGCAACTGACCTTGGTAGGTTATACTGGAACAATCAAAGCACAGGGCGCAGAAAACTATCAAAGTGTATTCTACAATGTAACAGAATCAACCACCTACTACAACGAAACTCGTACTATCTATATGAACATTGTGGGTTGGCACCCGATCTTGCGTTTGTGTTTTAACAACAGTATATTTGCTGTGCCAACACAGCCCGGCGTGCCGGCCATTGGTTATGCCACTACCGCAGATGGTGTAGTCACTGGTGTCACAGTGACCAATGGTGGCACTGGCTACTTGGCACCTCCTCAAATCAATTTCATCGGCGACGGTGCCGGTGCCACAGCCCAAGCAGTGATGAGCGCAACCTATCCTCCCGGTCATCCACAAGCAGGAATAGGGTATGGATCTGTTGTTGGGGTCACAGTGACCAATGGCGGTAGTGGCTATTGGTATCTGCCCAATGCAGGTATGGGCGCAGGTGTATATCCAAATAATCCAAACCAGACTGGTGCTGCGGTAATTATCAGCACCGGCTATGTGGTTGATTTACTCTACAGATAACTCCAAACACGATTGATTTTGTTCAAACAATCTGCTATAATACAGTATGATTGATGTGGTTTCCTTTTTACCCGGCAAGCGAAAACAGACAGCAAGTGGTTGGATAAGTTTCAACGCACCTTGTTGCATACATCGCAACGACACCCAGGACAAGCGACAGCGTGGTGGTATCAAACCCAGCTCAGATGGCTCGTGGTCGTATCATTGCTTCAACTGTGGCTATACTGCCAGTTTTGTTTTAGGCCGTAACTTAACATTTAAAGCTCGCAAGTTGTTGGAGTGGATGAATGTGCCTACAGAAGAAATTGAACGTATCAACCTTGAAAGCCTTAAGCACAAGAGTATAGAAGGCCTACTAGGAGATCGGCAAGAAGTAATACAACGATTGCAGTCAATTGAATTTGAAGATCGAGACCTACCGGCAGAAACGCAAGAGTTAAATGAGTTCGCTAAAGAATATTTACAAAAGAGATGTGTTCCGTTGGATTACCCGTTTTTGTATAAAACAATGCCACGTCGGGGCGTAGTAATTCCGTTCACCCACAACAATCAAGTAGTGGGACATACTACACGATTCCTAGACGACCGTACACCAAGATACATCCAGGACATACAGCCAGGATATGTGTTTGGTACAGATTTGCAAAAGTCCAACTGGCAAACGGCAATTGTAGTTGAAGGAGTATTTGATGCACTTAGTATTAATGGACTGGCAGTGTTACACGCAGAGATCAATGACGCACAAGTTAGACTAATACGCAGTCTGGGACGCGATGTGATAGTGGTACCTGACCAGGACGAAGCCGGGATAAAGCTGGTAGACCGTGCGGTAGAATTAGGGTGGGCGGTAAGCATGCCTGAGTGGCCCGACGGTGTTAAGGATGTAAACGATGCTGTGATTCGTTGGGGTAGATTGGCAACTTTGCTAACTATAATGCAGGCCAAGGAAACCAGTAAAATTAAAATACAACTAAGGAAGAAACAACTTGTTAAAAGACTACGGGCTTGATGTCCAACGACTATTCTTAGAAATGATGTTGCAAGACGCAGAGAGTTATGTGCGTGTGCAGAACATTTATAATCCAGAAAACTTTGATCGCAGTCTGCGCCCAGCTGCTGAATTCATTGCCCGGCACAGCGACCTGCACAAGACACTGCCCACTACGGAACAGATCGGTGCCAGCACAGGCGTTAAACTCAACAACATTCCAGACCTAAATGACGGACACTTTGAATGGTTTATGGATGAGTTTGAAGGCTTTACTCGTCGTCAAGAACTAGAACGTGCAATTCTAAAATCAGCAGACTTGTTGGAAAAGGGCGAGTATGATCCTGTAGAAAAGCTGATCAAAGATGCGGTACAGATTAGTTTAACCAAAGACATGGGCACAGATTACTTTGCCGATCCAAGACTCCGCATTGACAAGTATTTTAACTCAGGTGGACAAGTAAGCACAGGTTGGCCACAGATGGACAAGATCCTGTATGGTGGATTTAGTCGTGGCGAGTTAAACATATTTGCTGGTGGATCTGGTTCGGGTAAATCGCTAGTCATGATGAACATAGCATTGAGTTGGCTACAGGCAGGGCTCAGTGGAGTGTATATCAGTTTAGAACTTAGTGAAGAACTGTGTGCATTACGAACTGATGCAATGTTGGCAGGAATGAGCACCAAAGAAATCCGCAAGGACATTGATCAAACTGAACTCAAAGTCAAGTTGGTGAGTAAAAAAGCCGGACAGTATCGTATCAAAGCATTGCCAGCACAGAGCAACATCAACGACATTCGTAGCTATATTAAAGAAGTACAAGTACAAACAGGATTAAAAGTAGATTTTGTCATGTGTGACTATTTGGACTTGCTGATGCCGGTCAGTGCTAAAGTCAGTCCAAATGATCTGTTTGTTAAGGACAAGTATGTGTCAGAAGAATTGCGTAATCTTGCCAAAGAACTCAATGTGTTGTTTGTAACGGCATCGCAGT